GTTATTTTGCCATCATATTGTTCTTCTTGCCACAAAGCATAAAGTCTCCATATTTGTTCTTCTGCTATTTCCATTAACTTTGCTTTTTCTGCAAGTTTGGCATTTAATAATTGAAACTCAGTTCTTAGTGCTATACCTGATTGTATTCTCTCACTTGTTGCTCGGATAGCCCCAACATGAGACAGTCTATTTATAGCTTCAACTTTATGCTCAATAGATTTTAATACTCCATCTAAATTACTTCCGCTTGGTTGTAAGATATAAGGTTTTAAGTTTGCATCTATGTTGTCAGGTATTTCTATAATAGAACCAGCACCAGCAGTTGCGTCAGTATCTCTAGTCTTAACAAGTGATGGGTGGTTAGATAATCTTATGATTTGTTCTATCTCTGATAGTTCATTGTAAATTGCTTTTTGTAAATCAGCTATGTCAGATAAATCAGAAACTCCTAAACCTCTCATAGGACTTCTTTGATTATAGACTATGACTGCTGGTATTTGTCCAAGTGGATTAGGAAGTGATTCAATTAATTTAGGTTCATCTCTACTTTGATTTGATACAAATACTGTATCTATTTTATCTAAATACCAAAGTTTATAATAATCTCCTTCTTCACTTATAGACTCTCTAATTTTTAAAAAGTCTAAAATGTAATAACCAGAGTCGCTTCTTACATAATGCCAATCTAAAACATTTTCTGGTGTATAAATATTTAGATAAGGTCTAATGCCTTGTTCTAATTCTTCTGCTCTTGTAAAAACATTTGTTGATGGCTTATCAATAATAATCCAACAATGCCCATAGATACTTGCATAGTTTTGTACTTCTCTCATTAAGGCATCAAAACTTCTGCCTTCTAAATCTGCATCATTTAAAAAGAATGGAATAGTTGCGTCATTTTCTAATATGCCAAGTTCTCTAGTTGGTGGAACTCTAAATAAATAACTTGAATAAATATGAATGATGTTACGACAATGATTATCTAAGGGAGTATAAGCTATTCTATCTGAAAATTCATTTTCTAATTCTAATTTATATTTTTGTAAGAACATTCCATCTTTGTATTCTTTACCGCCAAGATAAGACCTAATAAAATATTCCCATCTATAAATCATTCCTTTGTATTGTGAGTGTTGGGCTTCTATGTCTTGTCGTGAATATGCCATTATGAAAATCTTTTAGTTTGTCCTTTAGGAGTGTTTGATGTTATTGGGAATAGATATTCCACCGCATATCCTAGTGCGTCAGTCATGTGGTCATATCCGTTATTCTTTTCTGGTTGTGTAGTTCCTTCCTTGTAAATTTGTTTCATCAAGCTATTAATCAATGTTTTGCAAGAACTATCTATGAAAATAGTTCTTTTTCCATCAAACGACTTTAGTTTTGAATTGACTGAATTTATCCTATCTCGCACTAAAGCATGAGTAGATTTACATTTAACAAGAAAACCTGCATTTTGCAATATAGTTAAATCTGTTCTGCCACCAGCAGATGTTTTTCTTTGTCTTGAAGCTGGGTCAGGATAAATAATGATTTTTTGTTTAGGGTATCTGCTTAATAATTCCTGAATAAATTCATCAGTATTAGAACTGTAAATAACTATCTCATCAAAGACTTCTATAACATTATTCTTTAAATGAAATAAACAAGCTGACATTGGGTCTATATTAAAATCTAAACCAACATGAATGATTGCATTTTTATCATAAACACATTTCTTAACATTATCTTCTCTACTAAAATTATAATAGACGACACCTGCATAAGTTTCAAATGAAGCTAAATATTCTTGTCTAAAGGTTCTCTCATCTAAATCCTTCATGGCTTGGTCTATCTCGTCTTGCTCTACTTGACCGCCTTCTATTGTTGTATATTTAAAAGACTTCCATTCAGGGTCAGTTCCTAATCCTCGTTGATATATTTCATAAGACCAATTACCAAATCCTCTTGGAGTTCCTACAAACAAAACATTGCCAGTTACATATCTATCTGAGATTGTGGGTCGTAATACTTCAGTCCATGCCTCTTGTGGAATATCGGCATATTCATCAAGTAATAAAAAATCTAAACCTACACCTCTAAGATTATCAGGAGATTTATCAGCACCTTTTAAACTTATCTGACTTCCATTTCTAAGTATTAAATTTAGTTCTGTTTCATTTGTATATTTAATCCATTTATGGTCAGTTACTTTTTTCTTTAATTGTTTCCACATTATTTCTTTAGCCATTCTGTATGTGGGTGCTACATAGAATATCTTTGAGTTAGGTTTTCTACTTGCAAATCTAAGTAGTTCATACATAGCAAGATGAGTCTTGCCGAATCTTCTTCCAGTAATTAATACTCTAAATCTAGCTGGACATTTATAGACATCTAGCTGTGGTGTGCTAAATGCCATTAATTTTATCTTGAAGTTTTTGTATTTCTATTTCTTTAATTTGTAATTCAAGGTTTAATCGGTCTATTTCTTTTTTAAGGTTGTAAATGATAACTTCTAAATCGTTTGACCCTCTATGGTTTTTATCAATCATATCTTCCTTGCAAACATTTAAACTCTAAGTTTGTATATTGTATTTCTAATTCTTTAAAGATGTCCATTACATTATCCAATCTTTTAAATCCATTCTCAACACATTCACTATAAGTTTTATAATAGGTTATATTACTCTCTTTAAAGTATAATGGTTCTGGTAATCCATCATTAAATATCAGAACTCTAAATAGCAGATAAAATTCCACTATTTTTTTTTATTCTGATATGCCCTCAAATACCTTTTACCTAAAGCAACTGCTTCAGGTTTTGATTTACCGAAATAACCCCATGCTTCTAAGCTAAGTTTTAACCTTGTCTTTCGTCCTGCATCATCAAATAATCTACCTCTTGAACTTCCCATTCTAACTAGGAATGAACCTTTGCGTCTATATTCTGTTAAGGTATCAGGTCTACCTTTAACTGGTGGTCTTAGATTGCTGCCAGTTGCTCTGTTGTATCTTGCACGACCAGATGGGGATAAACCACCTTTAGGGTTTTTATCAGAACTTCTTAAACTAAATTTGACCATCTTTTTTAGTAGTTATTCTTATTGGTGCTTGTCTCCTTACTTTTAGATTGTGTCTTTTGGTAAGTATATTAACCACGCAACTAGAACAGCTTTTAAGTGCTACCTCTATATTTCTTAGTGGTTTTTTGCAGAATATACATTTACTCATCTTTAATTTCTATAACTTCTTTTTTATCTATATCAATAATATCTGTGATTGGTAATGGAGTATCTAAATCAGAATCTAGTTTTTCATTTGTTTGACCAAGCATTTGTTTGCCAAGCCAGATAAGCATAACTGGGTTTCCTTTTTCTACTGCTATCTGCCATTGTTTCCTTCTTAAAGAAATATTTCCTTCTGATTTTCCTTTTGCAATTTCTGTCGAAAAATTGTTCAGTAAAGTTTCTCTATGACAACCAAAGAAATCTGCCATCTCTTGCATGGTACAATGTAATCTAGCTAGTTTTCTAACTGTATCTGGGTCTATATTTAATCTGGGTCTACCTACCTTTTTAACCTCAGATTGAGTTGTAGGTTTTTCCTGATTGCTCATGTATAGCTTCTTTGCCAGTAAATTGTTGCCATCTATCTATTATTAAATCACAATACTTAGGGTCTTTTTCAATTCCAAAACAAATTTTTCTTGTTTTCTCACAAGCTATCATTGTTGTTCCACTTCCAAGAAATACATCTAAAACAATAGAATTTTCATCATAAGCAGATATTGCATCTATTACAAATTTTACTGGTTTAGGACATGTATGATGTTGTCTAAGTTTATCTATTCTATCTGAATTATAATCAAAGAAGTCTAAATTATATTTGTTTTTTGTTTTACCCCATAAAAATATAGGTTCAATTTTTCTAAAATGTGAAAATTTACCACCAGATTGTTTATTTCTACTAATCCAATAAAAAATATCATCTGGTTCTTTAAAAAGCCAAAATGAATTATATTTCCAACCTGCTGTAAGAAATATAAAACTAGAATATTCCTTTAATAATGGAAACCATTTATTACAAAATTGTAAATATTCTTTTCCAGCTATATCTTTATGTGTATTATATTCATAGTTTAAACCATAAGGTGGGTCAGTAAAGACCATATTAGCTTTTTTATCTTTTAATAATAAATCGTAATATTTTTTTTCTGTTGAATCTCCGCAGATTAATCTATGACTTCCTAATAACCATATATCGCCTAATTTATTTTTTGGATTATCAGTTGTTTCTGGTATTTCATCATCATCAATTAATCCTTGTTTTTCATCATATAATAAATCGTCTATAAACTTATCATCAAATCCCAGTAACTTAATATCAAAGCTATCTTCTTGTAATCCTTCAATCTCTACCGATAGTTTTTCTAAGTCCCAACCTGCGTTAAGTGCTAATTGGTTATCGGCTATAATTAATGCTTTAATTTGTGTTTTTGTAAGCCCAGTTATTGTAATGCAAGGAACTTCATCTATATTTAATTTTTTACAAGCTAATAATCTTCCATGCCCAGCTATAATTGAATTGTCTGGTGCAATTAAAATTGGATTGGTAAATCCAAATTCTTTTATGCTTGATGCAATTTGGGTTATTTGTTCTTCACTATGCGTCCTACTATTATTAACATAGGGAATAAGTTCAGATGTAATTATTATTTTTTAAGGGAATTGTAAATATAATCTAATAACTGCGGATTGTCGTGTAGAAGGTGGCATAAAGCATTTGCCATACTGTTACATATTTTTTCTTCATCTTTTTTTTTTGTTTCTTCATCTAAACAATATTCATCAAAGATAAAATGACATAGTTCATGGATTAAAGTGTTAGAGGATTGTATTAAGTTTAAGTCTTGGTCTATGGTTATTGTCTCGGTATTAGGACAGTATTCCCCAAGTATTTTTCTTTTCTCTGCGACTGAAGCTGGGATTTTAACTATCTTTATTTTTTTGCTTCCGAACCTGATTATATCAGGTAACTTCATCTTCTTTTTTTTCTTAAATCAGTATCGTGTTTTCTTGAACCTCGTATAAAAGAATTAACTCTTGCCATAGCCCATGCAGCCATAGGGATTCGAGGTCTTGAACCTCCGCTCAGCCAAGCACCTTGACCCCTTCTATAAACTTTTTTTAATTGTCCTAAAGTTACAGATTTTCTGCCTTTAGCTTTTGCTCTTAGTGTTTTTATAACTGAAGGAGATAGTGCCATTATTTAACTCTTTGTTTAAACATTGATTTAGGTATGCGACCACCAGATTTATAAATCTTACTCATTGATTTTATAAGACTTGCTCGTGAACTTCTAGCAGAACCTTTGAGTCCTGATAGATATTTTTTAGGAAGTCCTGTTGATTTATCTTTTATTACTTTTCTTACCATTTTTCTTTTTATAAATTCTATAAGTTCCTTTGGCTTTTTTATTGGTAATCAAAACCGATAAACTGCTGGAAGTTGTCTCATTTGCCATATCGTAATTTAAGATGTTTAATATTTCGGATTATCTCATTCGTATAATCTTGGCTACTAGA